TCTTCAATGCCCCTTTTTCGATACCAACCGCAACTGGTTGATAATGTTCTACAGCATCGAATATCTTCTTGGCGGTCTTTTTGATATCCCATCGTCCATGTACAATATCCGCTACCCACCATCCGTTCTCACTTGCTTTGACAATTGCAATTGCTGTTTGGTCAAGTTTTTTATTTTTAGATTTGGTTGCAGATTCAATATCAGCAAAACCTGCAAGGTCAACAGCAATGTAGTAGTCACCAATCTCAGGCTCTTCATCATCAAACTGTATCCAGTTTTCTTTGAATACTTCACTACCTGATGCTTCAAACGAGGCAAGAAACTCTTGACGGAATGCATAGCTAGACATTGACTTTTTAGCTGTGTCAATCTCTTCAGGGTCTAGGAGTGGGTTATCGTATGATGTAAAGTGCCACGCTTTGTAGCTATCATCATCTCCTAACTCTGCATAGTGATACAGTTCATAGAAGTGGTTACGTCCCATCGGTGTGCCAATAAACATAGCATCGCCCTTCTGGTCAGCAAGCGCAGGACGTAGAATCTGTTCCCACACACTAGGCTTCATATCCGCATACTCGTCCATTACAAGGAACTTAAGGGATACACCACGCATTGTTTCTGGTCTATCAGCACCCTTCAGTGAGATAGTGCAACCGTTAATGAGAGTGATTTGCAAGTTGTTAATGTGGGATGTCTTAATGACAGGATGCGCTAACTCTAGCAGAGTAGTCCACATAATGTCACGAGCCTGCCCCTGTGTGGGCGCAACATAAAACACATGACCACGATCAGTTTGTAATCCGTAGATAATCAACTGCCATGCGGCTAGACGAGACTTACCAGTACGCCGCCCTGCCGCTACAATCTTGAATCGTGTTGGATCGTTAAAGACTTCCTGTTGCCAAGGAAGCAACTCAACATTAAGCTCCAAACTTAGTAGCCGCCCTTGTAACCTTTCTTTGCTTTAATCCCGCGAGTAGATTTATTTGCCGTGACACTGTTACGATACTTCTCTGGATCAATGTTTGTTTTCATAATTGTCTCCAAACTTGTTGAAGGCGCAGGAGGACGACCACGGAGTTTTTCAAACTTATTGTAATCGGCTTTAGTTAAAGGGCGAGCATGACCTCTTGCACTTGGCTTTCGGTTCATAAAGTTTTCTTTGTACTTTTCGTAATCCATTATACATTCCTCATAATGTTAACTAACTCTTCGCCACGGCGTTTGACCTGACGATACCACTTTGAATCTACCATCTCATCTGCAGCCTTGGAGTAGTTTCCCTCGTTGACAGCAGTAATCATATTCTTAAACTTACCTAAGCGTGAACGCCCTAGATTAAACGCCATGTTAACCAACACACGTTGTACATTCTCAGGATGTGAGCTAAAGTTTAGGAACAATGCACTGGCATCAGTACAAGCGGCATTACAATCATCATGAAATACTTGGAGGATACGTTCATCAGTTACTGGTGTACCTACAGGCCACGTATGTTCCATGTCTTCTTCAGTGACCATGTGACCAATACCAAAGGTAGGGTAGTTTTCAGAACACAAATAGATTTCAGCGACGTACCCTTCGTGCTTAACAAGATCTTCCTTGATTTGTTCAATCAGATTCGGGGGTAACATCAATAATGTCCTCGTCATTTGTGATTACAGTCTCTCCGCCTACACCTGTAATGGTAATAGACACAGCAGAACGCCCAGTATTGTTTTTGTCTTTCTCAAAATAGCTGACGGGCAACATCCGATCCATCAACAACTTCCATGCCGCCGCCTGATTCTTATGTTCGTCATTCAATGCGGCATCCATGATTGAATCTAACACCTTTTGCGACTTCGGAGAAGCCAACATACGAGCTTTATACTCGTTGATGATTGATGCATCGCCGGGTGGTCTACCCCGTTGCCCTCGATTGCCGTCTTTCTTCGATTCAACAAGGGATTTTCTGGGTCTTCCTCGCTTCTTCGGTTGAGTATTCTCAGTCATTGCTGTACTCTATGTAGTTACTAAGTCGTTAACTCTGCATCTTAGTATTTAAAAATAATAAATGCTTCGTATTCTGTTAGAATGTTTGAAGGAAGTTATGCTAAGAGGTGCATAGGTTGCCTTCGTATCTCTAAAGTACATATATTGTAGCATACTTTTTAGGATTTGTCAAGTCTTTTCAGTACAAACAGTGCAGATTCTTACTCTCCCCATTTAACTTTAGCGGGTTTCAGGAGTCCTGCATCTCCGCAGACGCACTTTTTAGTTATAAAAACAATATACTTATAACTAAATGATAGGTAGTAAATCATTGCAAATACTAATGCGAATTATTCTTATTTACTTAATCCTAAATTCACTCTTTTTTGTGTCTGAGCAGGTACTGTATAAAATTGTAAACGCGCGCCCCCTCCCCCGCCCATGCGTCACAGGCGCACACACGCACGCAATTGCGCGCACACACGGTTCATTCTGCGCAGATTTCCGGAGTCTGCACCGTCGATGTGTGAGTGTCGAGGTAGCACCTGTCAGCGACACCTAGCAAGCAACTCTCTCGAGCAACCTGCACCGACAACTCGACAAACTCTGCACGCTGTCTGCAACTTTCACGCACCTGCACAAACCACTGTTACCCACAGTAACACCAACAGCATTACCAAACGTAACAGGTAACACATTCGCACTACGACTTAGGTCTAAGGCAATCGCTACAACCCGCATAAACACTGGGGGTCAAAAGTTGGCACGCTATCTGCAAGTATCTCAGCACATTCAAACGAAACGGAGTAAACGAAAATGAGCAACACGATCACAGTAACCAAGATCCTTGAAGTGTACGCACGAATCGAGAAAACTCGCAAACTGAGTCAAATTGTTACCACTGAGCGTCTGCGCAGAGATTATGGAGTAGAGCGCATGGCAATCTGGGAAACTCTCCAGACCATTCTCGGTCACGAAGAAATCACGGAAACCATGGATTACGTCATGAAGCTCGCACAGCGCGAAGCAGAGAAGAAAGCAAAATTTGAAACGGAGGCGGCGTAGCCGTCTCTGACAAGGAGAATAGAACCCAACTGACGAGGCTGTCTAGCTAACAGCCGAAACTCCAGAGAATCCCTCGCTCTGGAGTCTTGGGAAGCTACCCAAACAAACGAAAGGCGAAAGCCAAAGGAGACAGTATGTCAAGAGTTACAGTAAGAGATTTAGAGGTTCGTGTTGACTTGATCAATCGCACGCTAGGCACTGACTACGATTTGAACAATGCCCCGCATTATGGCGGTTGGCAACTAACAAGCGACAACGGCTCGCATATCGTTCAGCACCGCATCAGCCCTAAAGAGATGAAAGCATATCTTGATGGGTTAGTGTGGGGAATTACGGCAACACGCAATGCAGGAGTGAAGTAACATGAATTTCTTTGAAAACGCTTTATGCGACTTGATCGACTTAGAAGAAAAACTGGACACCTTAGCGGCAGTGGCTCACGACGGCAATTTAGAAGCCGCAGAGCTGACAGATGTTGACCTAGAGTTGCGAGACATTATCGAGGAGTTCAAGAAAATACACATTGGACTGGTCAAACAAGACCGATTAATGAACGAACTAGCGGAGATTCAGCTATGACAAATGCACAAATTCTAACAGCACTCAGAGAGGCTCGCCAGAGCCTCAACGAAGCAGGAGACGCACTGATTGAAACGCAGGAGCATGATAGCGTAGCACTTGACAACGCAAACAACGCTGTCGAATATGCACTGATCCAAATCAGAGAAGCAATGGACGAACTACTAGGGGAGACATACTGATGACTGGGGCAGAAGAAACAATGTTAATAATTTGGTCAATGACGTTCCTCGCTTGGGGAATTGCAAAAGCACAGGAGTGGTACTGATATGGAAGGATTGTTTTTCACAATAGCAGGCATTGCCGGGTTCTGCTTAGTCTTGGGATTCGGTGGGTTCATGGCTTGGTTGTTTGGTCTTGATGGTGAGGAGTAATCGTATGAACAGGAGTGAATTGTTTGAATATCTGGAAAAGTTAAACTATGAAGTATTGACGGATGATTACGGTTATCTGAGAATCTTGATTGAGTATGAGGAGGACGAGGAAGATGATGACAATCAGTAATGACAATAGAATCAGGGTCAATAGGTTGATCGACAAACAAACAGGGGAGGTTTTGGATTTACTGAACGAGGCCATGGAGATACTGCACGACACTGGTGACACAGAGTCAGA